CCCCCCCGGCCGCCCCCCCCCCCCCCCGCGCCCGGGGGGGCCGCCCCCGCGGGCCTGCTCCAGTGCCTTTTCCAGCTCCGCCACCCGCCTGGCAGCTGCTGCCTCGGCCTCCTGCCGGGCGGCGGCCAGCTGCTCCTCCGTGGCGTCCTTCTGCTCGATGGCCACCTCCGTGGGGCGGTTCTTCAGCGCCTCCAGCTCTCCCTGCAAGGCCTCCACATGGTCCCGTGCCTCCTTTGCGGCCTCACGGGCGGCGTACAGGTCCGCCTTGGCCTGCTCCGCCTCCTGGCGGGCAGCGTTGCGCTCCGCCACGGCCTTCTCCAGCTCCTTCACCGTCATCTCCGCGGCGGTCTTTTCCGCGCCGTCCACCGCGTGTGTCTCACCGGCGAAGCTGTCGCGCTCATTTTCCGGCAAAGCCAGCAGTACCAACGCTTTCCGCACGCCCAAATCCGCAACGGTTGCGGATTTGCCGTACTCTTTCCACAGCCGGATATACTGCTGCGCGCTGCGCTCAGAGAACTCCACCTTTTTCTCCAGCCACGGCAGCCACTCCCCGTGGGAGAGCTGCGCCTTGGCCTCCACCAGCCGCTTGCCGATCTCCAGAATGGCCATGCCGGCCTGCTGCTTGTAGAAGTTGATCTCCTCCGTGATGACGTCGATGTCGCGCTCCTCGAAGGCCTCGCTCATATCATCCTCGCTGAACATCTTGCTCAGTTCCTCGCCCTCAGAATACCCCTCCGGCGTGGTGTCTACCATGTCATACATACTCATGCCGCGTTCCTCCTCACTCTCTTTTTCGGCAGCTTCGGTCTGCCGTCCTCATGTCGTTTGCTTCCGGCCTTCAGCCATTTCAGCCATGGATCCAGTACCCCGGCGTACAGCTTTCTGGCGCTCTCCCGGTCCGGGTTGTCGGCGCAGCCCTCCAGCTCGTTCCGGTAGCCGTGTACCTGCACGACTGTGTTGCCGTTCATTTCGATGGTCGCCAGCGGCGTGTGGGGCCTGTCCCGCCGGCGCAGGAACAGGATGGTTGTCGCCCCCGTCATGTGCCGGGCAGCGTAGCCGCCTACGCAGTGCTTCAGCGCCTTGCCCTCGTCCACGATCTCATCGGCGTTGACCGGCGCGCGGATAAGGAAGTCGTCCGTCCAGAATAGATACTTTTCAGACAGGGCGCGCAGCCGCTTCCTGTAGGCCTCTATGGCGGCCTTCTCAGCTTCCTTGGCCTGTGCCTGCCGGCGCTGGCGCTGTATGGCGCTCCACGCCGCCGTCACCCGGTCGTGCTTTTCCACAAGGTCCCGCGGCATGAGGATCAGCGGGTTCTCCATGTCCATCCCGCAGTTCTCCGCCGCGTCCAGATAGTCCTTGTATAGCTGCAGCACCCCTCTCCGGGTGCCGGAGCCGGGCCTGCCGCCTTCCTGCAGCGCTACCCGGTTCTTTTCCAGATAGGCCGTCAGCTTCTCCGCCGTGATGCCCAGCCGCTTCAGCAGGCGCACGGCGTAGTTCTCCTCGCCGCGGCCGATGGTGGCCTCAGCGAGCCACGCCGCGGTTTCTATGGTCATTTTCAGCGGCGTATCCCTGTGCCGGATATACAGCCGCAGCACCCGCAGCGGCTCCCTCGAAGAACACGCCGCCATCGCCTCCTTGGGCGTGCATTTCATAAAGTCCCTGGGCTTTTCCGCGTCCCATTTGATGATGTCGGCGTTCCGCACGCCGCGCCCCACAAAGTCCTTCACCGCGTCCTCCAGCCCCAGCTTCACCAGCATTTCGATCTGGCGGGGGTAAAAGCAGCACGCCGTCAACAGCTCAATGAAGTCGTCCGAGGGGAGATGTATCTTTCTCAGGCCGCACCAGCGCATAAAGCCCTTGTCCGGCTCCAGCAGTCCGATCACGTCATAGCTGCTGCCCAGTTCGGCGCAGTAGGTGTAGGGCGAGTGGATCTGCCACATTCCGCCCTTGCGCCCGTTGCTCTTGCCGGGCGCGGTCTGGCGCCGGTAGCTCATGGGTGTGCCGCCGCTGCACCACCATGGCCGCGTGGCCTGCTCCACCATGCCCGGCGTGAAGCGGTACACACCCAACAGCTTCATCTCCGGCAGCTCCGTCAGCACCGGCTCACCGTTCATACCGACGCGGCTGTAGTTCTTGTCACAGTCCCACGCCGTGGCCCACAGGGCGCCCCGCCACTGCCGCAGGATGACCGCCCGCCGGAAGCTCCACAGGTTGGCCAACCCGCCGGAGTACCGCAGCTCCTTCACCGTGACCTCCGCGCCGCAGTAGGGGCACCTGCAGCGCCTTTTCACCGTGGGCGAATGGTCCCAGCCGCTCCGGGGCTCCGGCGTGTGCGGCGCGTGCAGGACGCGCAGCTCGTCGGCGTTGTCCGTGTCCGGTTTGACGAAGGTATGCCGCCGGCAGCAGGTAGTCCATATCTCGCTCTTGCCGCAGCGCTTGAACAGGAAGTGCCGGAACAGTCCGTTTACCGCCTCCATCTCCTGCGCTGTGGGCTTCGGGGCCAGTCGCTCCAGCGCGGAGGCCCTCTCCTTTTCGTCCATCATGGCGCTCACCAGAAGTCCGCCAGATCCAGCACCACAGCCTTGCGCTCCTGCGGTGCCGCCGGGACCACGTCATGCTCGCACATGGCAATGGTCAGCTTCATGGTCACCACGCATCCGGGGAAGAAGAACGCCGCCGCCCGCTTGTAGGCCTCAAGGTCGCTCAGGCTGCCGCCCACGCCCTTCAGCACGGTCTTGACGCAATCCTCCACGCTGCCGCCCTGTACCACCGCCTGGGCGAACTCCGCGTCCTGCCGGCAGAAGTCCTCCAGCGCCGCCACCACCGGCTTGAACACCACGGCCTCTCGCTGGCCCGTCGGCGCCTTGGCGGTACGCAGCTTCTCCAGCGCCTTGTCCAAATACTCGTTCATCGCACAGTTCCTCCTGTTTGTCTGTTTGTCTCTCGCCCGGCCCCTCAGTGTCCGGCATATAGCCGCCGGAAGTAGTCCTTTCTGGCGGCGGCCTTCCGCTGCTCCTCTATGCGGATGATGCTGATGCAGTCATCGCACAGCGGGCCGGAGCCGTGGAAGATCTTGCCGCACCGCTGGCACACGTTCCGCACCACCGGCAGCTTCTCCCGCAGCTCGCACCTGGCGGCCACCTTGGCCCACGGCACGCCCCACAGGTGCGCCGCCTCTACCGTGGCCAGCTCCCAGCTGGGGGCGATCACCGGCACGTCGTAGTGGCCCTCGCACTGTACCCACCACAGGAAATCATCCTTCTTGCTCTTTCCCTCGGCCATGCTCACCGTCCCCTTCCACACAGCCGGGCCTTTTCGGCCTTTGCGCTGTACTCGTTGATCTTGTGCCGCTGGTAGCGGTCTATCTCCTTCTCCCGCCGGTAGGCGGCCAGTTTTACCCGTTCCTCGGCCCTGGCGGCCTCCGCCTCGGCGTACTTCCCGCAGCGGTAGCTCCCGTCCTCGTTCCGGCCGTGGCAGCCGATGTATCGCTCGGCGCAGTTCAGACAGGGCTTCAGCTCGGCGTTTCTCCCTGTCTTAGGTCGGTTTTCCATGTCACCAGCTCCCTTCTGGCGCCGGCAGCGGCGGCATCCTCATGTGACATGAGGATGTCCACCACATAGCCGTACACACCGGTATCCAGCGCCCTGTAGGTCTTTTCGCCTATAGTCACGGTGCTGCCCAGCGGAATGATGTCCGGATCCACCGCTACAGCATCGCCAAGGTGTACCCACTCTCCGCTGGCGGTCAGCACAAGGTCGCCGCAGCGGTTGAGGTGGCTGTACGGCGTGCAGCAGGCGCAGTAGCCCGTCACCGTGAACACGCCGGTGCTTTCCGTGACCTCCGGCTCCAGCAGGACCGCCATCTCCTGTGGCTCCTGCGCGGTGCCCTCCGGCGCCGGTCTGCTGCTTAGCAGCCAGATCAGCTCCACCGCCAGCAGCACCGTCAGTACGGCGGCCACCGCCCACAGGGCGTTCCGCAGCCGCCGGATGCGGCAGGCGGGGGTGGGGGGGCGCCCGCCCCCCCGGCCCCCCCCCCCCCCCCCTCCCGCCCC